TCTTCTAGTGGATAGTTTAACACACCAATCAAGTTGTCTAGTTTATTGTCAATAATAGTTTCAGCCATTGCCGCATCATCAAACGGAAGTTCTTTGAACCATTCTGGCAAGCGCAATTGATCTGTCGGATATGCAACACTTGTATAACCTAATGGATTTGGTTTGAGTTTGCACACAATAACTTTCATACCATCTACAATCTCTTGTGAATACTTGTCACCATTCATACGTTTTAGTGTATTCCAGTTTATACTTGCTCTTACGTGTCCAGGCATATTTGCCTTGCCTTGCTTTTCTTCAAGACGCTGATAGTGCCCAATCTTGTTTGCACGTTTAGGTGAACCTTTTTCAAAACCAGGACGCTGTTCAAACTCCTTGCGGAACTCTGTAATACGTTGTAGAACATCTTCTTGCGATGCATCTGTAAGCACCATTAGTAGCAGTTCTTTCAAAAACTCCTGCATAAACACAGGAGTATCTGACCTACGCAAGTCTAAACCCATAGCTTTTACTTTGCCTGGTTTACCGTCTACATCTGTTCTAAAGCCTTCGTTGTCAATTACAAGTGCGGCATAACGCTTCTTAGTAATGTACAGGCCTGATTGTGCAACAATTTCTCTACCTGCTGCAATAACATCGCTCCTTGTCTTTGGACAGTGAAATGCTCGCAACATAAAGTCTGGAAAAGTTGTGTTTGCTTGTTCGCAAACCTGATCCATTAATGTAATACACTTTTCTTTAGACCATTCAAGATTACCTGCTTCTACATCTTCTTTAACCATTGGCCAAGCACTAAAGTAGCAAGAGTCTGTGTCACCGTATATCATTGCTTTACCTACGTGATCATATTCACCTGTAATGCAATTGTTTACTTCGGCACTCATATGCTTAACAATAGTTCTACCAGACAGTGTAGTTGATTGACCAATACGTTTATCAAAGAATCTACAACCAGGATTAAGAATAGCACCATACAAACTGTTCAAGTTAATCTTTTTAACCAACTGTCGTTTGTCCCAATACTCAATTTCTGCCTCGTTGCCTGCATCTTTTGCTTTCTTTAGCATTTTCTGCATATCCTTACGTTCAGCATACCAACGCTTTAGGATACCTGGAATAACACCTTCAAATTCTGTTGTAAAGATTGTACCATTTGCACTCAGCATCCACGGCATCTGGTTGTCAAAGATAAGTTGATAAATTTCTGCACCACTTAGTACGTCTGAGCGTCCATCTTCCCAATCAACTGTAAGTGCAATGTCTTTGCGTTGTTCCATTACAGCTTCATATTCTTCTGTACTAAAACGTCCTTCCCAACTACCTGCAAATGACTTCTTTTTAAGTGTCATATCTTCGTGTACGCGAGCATCTGTAATTTCAGGACGTATTTGTCCTACAATAGTTTCCGGAGCCATATTCAACGCACGAATAACACTCGGATACAGTGAGTTCAAGTCCATTGAAGCAATCCATTTATGCAAACCTTTTTTAGGAAATGCAACATATGCACCTGCCGCTTGTGTGCTTTCTGTGTCGTCACGCTTCGGGCGATTAGGAACACGTAAGTCTCTGTTGTGTGCTTCGTTTATGATACCTTGCTCAGTAACAGCAACAGCACCCATAGTGGTCTGTAGCAACACAGTATTTTCGTGTGCAATTGAATTACTAAGATCGATAAATCTTAGTTTTTTGTCCAGCTTGTCCAGTAGTGCGGTATCTTGTATGTTGTATTCAATGAACTTTCTAAAGTCATTGTTGTACAACTGATCCAAAGTGCCTTCATAAGGAACTTTGTTCTCACCAACTTCGATCTCACCAATAGCATCAAGCCTATAGCTGTGTCTTTCTTCATATGTGTATTTACGATATAATTCCAAACTATCTAAATGCACTCTACCTATTAGGTCAAAGGTAACAGCTGATTTCCCATACTTTTCATATTCACGCTTCTTGGGTAACTGTCCCCACAAACAAAAGCGTCTTGTGTCATCTTTAGATAATACACGACTAGTTCTGTTTACTGTGTAAGGAATATCATAACCTTCACTGTTCCAACCTGACAAAATATCAGCATCTTCGATTAGTGTTAAGAACGTGTCGATCATATCACCTTCACGCTCGAATAGCATTACATTTTCTATGCCTTCTAGTTCTGCTTTTGCCTGTTCCATTGTAAGTGTTTTTGGCGGAACAGCAAGACACACCATTGTTTCTAGCCATTGCAAATATACAGAAATAGATGTAATTGGCATAAAAGGATCTGCAGGATCAGCAAAGCCACGCTCTGGATCAAAGTCTGTCTCAATATCAAAGAACGCAATGTTAAGTTTAGGTGCGTCTTGATTTAGATAGTGTTCACTCAAACACTGAAAGATTGGATTGATGTCACTTTCGAACAAGTTTTTGCTTTTGTTAATAGCAACTTCTTTGCGAAAGTCTTTTGTATTTTTACAAACAATGCGTGTAAGAGGATCTCCATACACACTCTTGTATTTGCCCTTAGGATCCTCATAATAAAATGTATATTTTGCTTGATATTCTTGATAGTGTCTTTTACCGTCACGGCGTTCTACGACACGGATAATATCTTGATCGCGATCAAACATCGCATCTACGTATGGCATTCATTTCTCCTCGTTGCTTTTGGCCAACCTAACCATCTACTTGCCTCTTGGGCGACTATAGCATTAATCCTGCTACATATATTATAGTTAGTCCTGTATTCATCACGACTAAACTTTTTTCTTTCCATAACACACCTATTAGTGTCCATAGACTATTACTAATAATAAATGCATATATGTATAAAGGATGAATATTGAAGGCGGCTAACATTGCTGCTGACAACAATGCTGCTGTACTAAACCAGGCTAACCATTGATATGGCTTTTTATTAGTCGAGTCTATGTTCATCAATGTACTTCATCATTCTTTTTCTGTAACGTCCGCGCTTAAAGCTATTGTAACAATCTATCAAAGTTTTAGGGACATATTCGTTATAACTGTGTGTTTTGTATGCAACACAATTTACAAAAATACTTCTACTTTTATCTATAGGGTCATACAATTTTGATCCATCAAATCTAATTAGCTTTACCTTTTCGTCAGTATTAAATTTATAATAACACATCTCATCTCCAATTTCAAGATCAATTGTGTTACAATTTTTTTTAAATTTAAATGCAGGACGCACTGGTCTTGCCCAATTACTAATATCAAAAGAGCCTGACAATCCTAGCACATTATCAGTAAAACCGTTTTCGTGATAATAAGCAGGCATTTGCGTCATTGTTAAACCATCGTGTTCACTAAAAAATAATATGTCAGGAAATTTAACTTGATGAACACCAAATGGATTTGGTTCGTCGAGATAATCAGCAATAAATTGCGGAGATAGTGTTTTCATTGTAGAGCTTACTCTTAGATTTACACTATCGTATGTTGCATTAAATTTAATAGGAGATTTAACAACAAAGGTATTTTTAAGTTCATCTACTACACTAGGACACTGAGAAACTAAAGGACCAAAAAATTGTTTATTATTAATATTTTTTGTAAGTCTTTCCGGCTCGTAATAATTCAATTCAGAAACATAGTGTTCCTTTATATCATCATACAGTATAGGCGTCCAAAATACTTCAACCATTATTTGTCGTAACCTAGTGTAGTAATCAAAGTTTCTAAATCGTCATATGCATCTGCGTGTGAATCCCAGTCTCTTTTTTGTGCAATTTTGATGGCTTTATTAATTAGACTAGGCTTAATATCAAGTTCTTCTGCTACTGCTTTAACAGTTTCTTTAAGACCTGCATTAAGATCTTCTACTTCTTGTAAAACTGTTACTCCTTCTTTTACAAGTCGTTCTAGTTTTGCTTTTTCTTCTGCACCATAGGTACGTGAACCCATAATATTCTCCTTTGAGTGAATAGTTTAGTATAGTATATGATATAATTAGCGATTTGTCAAGTAATTAAAATACTTTTTTATTATCAAATGCACGTTCCCAACCAAAAAACTGTGCTTTGTAATCTGAATGATCATCTGATGATAAATTTATCCATTCGTCTTTGCGTTGATATAAACGCATTGCTCCATCGAACCAATCTGTGTTATCTATGATATTTTCTAACCGTTCTTTTGCATCTTGTGCTTCGTCTATATTATCAAAGTCTTGTTCAATATGTATAACTTCCATAACTATATCGTGTGTAACATAGTCTAATGAAAAATCAATGCCCCATTTAGGTTTGATATTAAGAAGTTTTTGTAGTATAGGACGATTAGTTTTGCATACTTCTTCAATTTGTTCTCTTGCTTCGCCTGCAAACGCATAGCGAGTCAGCAACATACAATGATCCAACACAAGTCCGTGTTCACTTTGTTCTACATCTGTGTACCATTCCTGTACAGGAGCAATATGGAATTGTATTTCTCTGTTCAATTCAACACCGTTTGCTTCGTAATGCAAATGTTCTAAAGGAGTAGGAACTTCATAACCATCTTTATCAAAGTCTTTAAACGGTAGTGTTTCTACTTGTTGTCTGGATATAGGGTTAACTAGATAAGGATATTTGGTAAATTCAGGATGCAAATTTACTAAATTCATTTTTTCTCCGCCAGTTTAGCGTAGAGCATATCCTTTATTGATTCGTATTGTTTGCCCTTGTGTTTGGAATAGCCTTGTTTAGCAAGTTTCTTTTTGTCTTTGTGCGATCCGGCAGCACCACTTTTACGTATGGCTTCCATATCACGCCAATTTGGATCACGAGGTTTAATTTTTCTTTCGTCTGCTTCGTTGAATCTAAACTTCATCCAGGTTTCAAACTCTGCTCTTGCTTTCGGATCCATAGCAATTTTCTGTAGTTTTTCAGTGTGTTGCTTTAGAAAATCGGAATACTCTTTGCTTAACTTTGCTTCATCGGGTGATTGTGATCCAGATGATTTTTGTTTGCCCGGCGGTGTTTTAGCATCAGGTGATTTAGGGTCTCCACCTGATGCTGCCCTTGCCACAGCAATTGGTGCGCCCATTTTGTTATAATTATCTGCGCCTGCTTTCCACGCCTTGCCAAATTTACTTTGTTTGAAGTTATCAACAGCATCTAAAGGGCCTTCATTTAATTGAACACCTGCAAGTGCAGCAAAATCTGCAATGCTGTCAATACCTACTGGCATTGATCCTTCTGCAACATCTACACTTTCTTCTAGATAATTCTTCGTTGGCGGAACGTTTGTTAAATCGCCTCCGCCTTGAGCAGCTTGTTGAAGTTTAGCTAGATCTTCTCTAGGATCACTTGGATCCATTTCAAATAGTGTGTGTTGTAGTTTGTGCCAATCCATTTTACTTTTTTGCCATCTTAGTTGCTGTTGCGTACATTACTGCTTTAGCATCTTTACCGTAACGTTTTTCAAAGTCGCCTTTGGCTTTTTTCATACCTTTAACGTACTTTTCTTTTTTGCCTTCTTCGCCTTTGGTTAGACTTCTTTCGTTAGTCTTTTTTTTTGAACGTTCTTTTGCTTCTGCGTCTGCTTTAGCATTGCCTGCTTTTTTCATAGCATCAATGCCAGCACTGTCTTTCTTTTCGGCTAACTTTGCTGCAAGGCGTTCACCTAATCCTTTTTTCTTCTTCTTGCCACTTGCTTTTGCAGCGTGTACAGCCTTACGATGTGCAGCTGATTTAAATTTACCTTCTTGTACTGCATTACAATTACAGTGTTTACAAGTTGGAGGGCAAGTGCAATCTTCTGCTTTTACATCTGATCCACAACATTTGTCCGAACAATGTGTATCTCTTGCTTCAGTTTTCATTGCTTTAAACTTTGCAGGATCTCCTGTGCCGCCACAGTCTGGGCAACTCTTAGGACAAGTTTTGTCACAGTCATTAGTTGATTCACCTAGCTCGCCTGTAGCTTGTTCATAGTCTAAATGATGATATACTGAACCTAAATAATCAGCTGCTTTGGTAATTTTTGATTGTACCCAACCTTCTAAACCTTCTGCTTCTGAAACACTTTTTAGCATTTCGTGTAGTTTGATTGAATATTTTGCTATTTTGTATAGATCGGCACGGGCCATTTGCACTTCGTGGTCCTTTTCGGCCATATGTGCCATATCTCCCAAACCTTCTGAAATTTCTTTATCTCTCATTGAGCTGCTCCATAATACGTATTATTAGTATTTATGCCTTTTTACGCTTCTTGGCCTTCTTTTTGTGACCCATTACATTATAATCTATGTCAAGTGCATTCTTTACAGTACCATCTGGATTTTTCATTTGACGACTTATTAGTCCACCTACAGGTGTAGCAACACTTGCTACAGATCCTGCTGTTGTAGTTTCTTTTACTATTTCGTTCATCTTCATTTTAAGTACTCCCTGTACGTTTTCCAATAGTCTTGTCGTTCATTTGTGCTTGCTCGCCGAGCTTCGTGTTCTTTATGCTTTGCAACGTAATGTGACCATTCTTGATCATCTATACTTTTATCTTCGTGTTCTCTCCACTCCATACTATAACCATCTGGATATAGTGTGACTACTTTTTGCTCCTGCCCGATTTCATATTTGCGCACCAATGATACATCCTCGCTTTCTCACCACTTGCATTTTTAGCTTGTTTACGTAATTTTGTAACTGATCCCTTGCAACTTGCACCTGCACGTTTTACACGCCCTGGTCTGCTTTTGCCTTTTTTCTTACCGTCAGCAAAGTTTTCATCTAATAGTGTGTAATTTAGTTTGTTGGCTATTGCTTGCCAAGCCCCAGGATTTTGATTGTCGCCGTCTACAAAAAGAGCAGGCTTAAGATCGGGTTGTTGTCTCAACAACTCAGCAGTTGCTTGTTTTATTGCAGTGCCCAATACTCCTTTGTACGGACCTGTATCAACATCCCACACCCATACTCCGCCATAACCATCCTCAACTTGCAGGTCGGCTATTACTGTGAGTTTGCCATCCGCGCTGATTACTTTGTCGCCTTGATAATCGAACTCAGCGTCTGGGTATTTTTTCTGCAACAAATCAACTAAGATTTCTTGAAAGATAGCATCTTGTGCTTTTTGTTCTGCAAGGTTTTCATTCAATCCAAGTTCATCAACCATTATTTCTAACGCTGAATCTACATCATTTAAACCATTTTCTTCTTTTGTGCGCTCATACCAACTTCTTACAAAGTTTGATGCTGAGTGTCCATAAGTA